AGATCAGATCTTACAGACCCAGCTTGATAAAATTCTTTGAACTTAGGGTTCTGACTCTGTACGTCATCGATAATCGCAGCAGGAGACCTATAAGGCAGTGCGTTTGATATAAATTGCTGTAAATTTCTTCCAAATGTTGATTTCTGTCCTGTATCCATATGTTTATTGTACTGTTATACCACTAGTCCCTGTTACATCCGTTGAAAAAATACCATATCCTGCAGGATTGATTGCAATAACATCCACAGTACCCGTTGCTGTAAGTGTAGGAAACGTAATTGTCAACGTATTATAGTTATTTATCGTATATGTTGTTATAGGAAAACCACTAACTTCAGGATAATTTGCGGAAAGAGAAGTTGATGGTGTCATATTAGTACTCACAGCGGTGAGTTCATTATAAAAATTATATGCCGATAAAGTATATGAAGCATCAAATATATTTGTGTTATCTGTAGCGCTTAATAATATACTTGTAACGCTATCAAAACTATAACCCTCAAAGGTTTTAGAAGCAGAAAAACCACATAATAAAGTAGTTCTAAAGTCACCAGTAAATTGAGGTCTAGCAGATAATGTTCTACTATCAAAATTACCACTAAAGCTAGTGACGTTAGTTAAATTAGAATTGTATAAAATAAACTTACTCATACTCAAACCCACTAACTGGTACAAATGTTTGATCAACTGTGAATATATTAGCTACATTACTATCAGAGTTCTTTCTAAATAACCAACCCTTGATAGTAAAACTGGTATTCGCTTCTATTCTATATGGCATAGTACCGCTAACTTCTTTCGGGTAGCTTAGAGAAACATCCCCAGACCATAAAACTTCAGATCTGATCTCTAAGTCACTAACGAGATTTTGAGAAGAGGGTACTTTCCAACTTATAATAATATAAGGATTATTATATGGAACAAAATTGCTAAGAATTTGATCCATGTCGGTTTGAAATCGGGTTAAAATATCCATACTAACACTAATGTTAACAGGGATGGGAGTAGGAAAGAAATTGGTATCAATTGAACCACCGCTAACTGATGGAGCTTTTGATACATAAAAACCAGGTATCTTATTAAAAACACGCTCACTGTCTCTAGAAACACTATTCATAGATACAGCTACAACAGGTAATTTAATATGCTGGTTTTTATTTACTAAGTCATGTATGACTCGTTCCTTAGGAGCATATATAAAGTTAGCTTGTATTCTGTCTTGTACAGCTCGATCTTTATTATATCTGTTGATAATGATACTATTAAAAGCAGAAACAAACTGCTTCATAATATCTTTAATTTCAAAACCGTAATATTGAGTCTTCAATATTAATATTTATCCTTTTCTTAGCTGTTTACACATCGTTTATTAAAATATACAGGTAAGTCATTATAATATTCTCGTCTTATTTTGAGAAACGTAGAATCCATTATATATGTTACACTATAATCATTCTCTCCTCTAGTGGTTCTGCCGCATGCTTGAATTAAACTAGACAGCATTTGAAGAGTATACCATTTCTTATCTGTTTCTCTTATAGCAACAACCCGCTTATCTAACCAAGGCAGATAGGGTAATTTAACAATAACCTGGAATCTACCTAAATCATCCTTTAAATCAATACCATAACCCATAGAAGGACTAACTAGTACAGTTGGCTCTTTAGACTCAATATGAGCTTTAAGAATATCTTCATTCTTAATACCCGGTTCTCTGAAGAGTAATCTATTGTTATATTTTCTACCTATAAAGTTCTTTATAAAGTCAGTTATATTATTACTCTGAGTATGTATAATACCCTTCTCGTTAGGATGATGCTCTAATATACCTTCTATTCTATCAACTAATGTAGGTAAAGTCTTAACTAAGTTTTTATTATTAAGAGGAGTATCTGTATATATTAATATAGGAGACATTTTTGGATCAAAAGTACTATCAATGTCTATAAAATCATAATCCTCATTACTAATGCCTAATGACTTAACAAAACTCTTAACTCCTACTATAGTTGCTGATAGCAAAACAACTTTCTCAGCATGCGCAAAGATGTGACGACTAAGTAAATCTACTTTCCGAGGCGTAAACGTTACTTCTAAACCATCCTTTTCTACTATATACTTACTCTCTTTAAATGTACGAATAAGGTTTTTTAAGCCTCTAAAGATCCTATAATACTTCTTATAGTCTAATATAAGTCTACTCTTATGAGTGAAGTTACTACTTTTTTTAGTTATGTGCTTTTTGGCATCTAATAGATATTCTCTTAATTCACTCAAGCAATCAAATAAACCCTCATATAGTTTATCCCTGTTTATAGAGTAAACAAAATTAATACCCTTCTTTTTCAAGTCCCTATAAGGTAGAGTGAATGTAAATTCCTTAACTAGCTCAGACTCTAACTCCGAAGCTTCATCTAATACGAGATACTGTCTACGTTTGAGATGGTCTTCCATAGATAAAAACTTACTATAACTCAAACAACCAAACTGACTCTTAAGAGTACTATCGATAGCGTTATAATAGAAGCAACATTTATTATCTAGGCACTTTTTCTTTTGCTCGTTAAGATAAACACAAGGAGCGGTATCAACTTCGAAGTTACTATCTAAAGCACATTCATAATTACCCTTACCTTTAAGTATTTCAGTATCTTCAAATAATGACTTATATTGATCTTGAAGGGTTTTAGTTATAGTCAGGGAAAAACAACCATGCGGTTTTTCTCTATATACTTGATCTTTATAAATATATTCCCCATGTAGATCTGTCTTATATATATCACCACTATCAACTAACTCTCTATACCTAGATGACGACTCTCTTGTCATATTAGCAATAGTCTTAGCGATAAAACTCTTACCTGTACCAGTAGGTGCCTGGATGATAAGAAATTTTTTATCAGAAAAAAACTTATCACTAACCAAATCGAATACGGCCTCCTGCTTACTAGTAGGAGTGTAACCAGATGGGAAGTATTTTAACATTATTTTATTATAATGACTAGCGTGGAATTGTAAAACTTATTTTTTAAGTTTTTCATACAATTCACCATTTTGAATTTATTGATAGGATCATCATGATGAACAAACTTATTATGGTAGGACATACGAATCTTTTCTTTATTAGATTCTATGCTGAAGGGATAAGGAAACTCAAACTTTTTTTGGTTATCAAAAATTAGCTTGAAATTAAAATCTTTGAACTCATAGAAAACTAACTTACCTTTAATTGCTATTTTACCACGTAGTTCTACTTCTACATTTTTTAGTAATATAGTCTTTAAGCTGTTCTCTATAAGTTCAAGTTGATTCATGAATTCATAAACGCAATCTTTTCATCCGCAGACATTGGAGCAAAACTCTCGTTAAATGTACCCCAAAATTGCTCTTCCGACCAAGAGTTAATTAGATCTACATTATCACAATTAATTGTTCTCCAACTCTGCATAAAAATATCCCACGTTATAATTGTATTTTCATTTGCTGTGTTGTATCTAGGCCCTCCGGAGCTAGATTTAAAATTTAAAACAGTCTTACCATTAATACTATTAAGTAAGTTTAAATTATTACAACAAAGCATTCTTCTGGTAGCAGGTGCATTAGGCTTAGGGTTACGGCGTAAAAACCTAATTTCACATACCTTGTTATTTAATTCGGATAACAAACTATTTCTACTGACTTTCATTTACTTCTTCAGGTTCACAAACTCCAAAAATTCTCTCTTCATTTAAGAACACACAATCTCTAACAGAACCTTCAATACCTTTAACAGTAATATTATCTACTTTGATTCCTTTATCATCAGGAAAGCAAACAATATCACCAGGTGTTGCATATTTACACAAAGGCCCTGTTAAAATAACTCTTGCCAAACGCCAGGTCTTCTGAACTTGAGCTAATGGAATATGAATTCCATTACGAATAACTGATTTACCATCTTCAGATAAATCTACATACTGTACTAAAAGAATATCGTCTAATACTTTATTCAGTTTATAACCATATAAACTAAAGCTATCATTATGATAGGTGTCAAGGTTAATTAAACTTCTTTTAGCGGAAAAGTCAAATGCATCTCGCTGTGCATCTGTTAATTTAATATCGGATCTATCTAACGCGTTTTCAAACTCACTCATATTTTTTTATATTTAAGTTAAATTCTTTAAAGTACAAATCTACTTCTCGTTTAGAGATTTCATGTAAATTTGCACACTTACTATAATCCTGTTCTTTATCTTTTGTCTTCTTAATATACCTAATAAAACGTTTTTTCAACTTTGGTAAGGCGTTAATAAGAAAGCTATAATGATATTCTTTATCTGAATTATTCTCACAATGTTTGTTTACAGTATGATTAACTACATAACAAACATCTTTACTGTACTGAGAAAGAAAGCGATTAATGATATAAGGACTATATAAACTATAGTCAGAAATATCTAACTCAGCTTTCTTTTTATCGTGAAGAATATTATTGAGGAAATCAAATATCGTCATACAATAACTTTAGTCGTTGCAATAAACATATCATCTGCAATTTCGTAAAAGATATCAATAACATTTTTCATAAACTCTACAGCTTCATCATCTCTAAGCTTAGTACTGAAAGCAAAAGCAGGGGCTTTCTTACCAGCCTCAATATTAATACCCGTGTGACCAATAGCTACATTATCTTTAGCGTAGGTAATACTAACGCTACACTTACCTTTTTGCTGAATAATACCGTGTTGATTATGCTCAGCATGTACAATAAGATCATCACCGTCTACTTCAATAGGCTTCTTGAGATAATTGGTTGAAAGAATGTTCGCAATCTGAGTGTTAAATAGTCTCTGAAAAGCAACAGCGCCGAGAGGACACAAATTAGGAACTTCCCAGCAAAAGTTAATAGCATCATCAGAGTAAATATAATCGTTGTTAGCAAGGTCTTCATTATCAATCATTCCTTCTGCTTCTACAAGCATAGAAGCTCTAAAAGCAATAATATTTCCTATAGGTAGAGTTTTTTTACCAAAGTATTTATAAGCAAATCTGTTGTGAATCAGATTACCGTCGTAGCATTTAATATCCTCAATAATCATAAAGTGATTATATATAAATATACCAATAAATCAATTAATTTGTTTAGAGATCCAATTATATGTTCTTTCGATACCATCAATCAGCGGAAAGTTAGGCTCCCAACCTATTTTTTCTTTAATAAGTTTATTATCGCTATTTCTACCCCTCACTCCTAGTGGGGCATCAAGTTTATATACTCTTTTAAGTTTTTTGTTACCAGCTTTTTCTGCAAAATCAACTAATTGGTTTATAGTTACCATTTCTTCACTACCTATATTAACAGGACCTAAAAAGTCGGATTCCATCAAACGACGTATACCCTCAATACACTCATCAATGTATAAAAATGATCTAGTTTGTTCTCCATCACCCCATATTTCAATTTCTCCATTATCAGATGATAATAAAACCTTCCTACAAATAGCAGCGGGAGCCTTTTCTTTACCACCAGTCCACGTACCTAGCGGACCATATATATTGTGAAATCTAGCAATCCTTACTGGTGTATTATAATTTCTGTTATAGGCTAAATACAGCCTTTCGCTAAATAGCTTCTCCCAACCATACTCACTATCTGGATTAGCTGGATAAGCAGATTCCTCAGAACAATTAGGATTATTAGGATCTAACTGATTATGCTCGGGGTACATACACGCAGAACTACTA